GCTGAGAAACTGTCCGCCCCTCGTCGACTGAAATCGAATCGATGATGTTCGACGCAAGTCGTCATGTGGCCGAGAGGGAATGGGCAATGAGCTGGTACGTGCTCGACGACGACGGTGTTCCTCGGCAGGTGCCGTGGGAAGAGGGCGCCAGGGCCTTCGAAGACGCCGAACGGCGCACGGTGGCCCGTGAGGAGCTGCAGATCGATGGCGAGAACGTGTTGGTGTCCACGGTGTTCCTCGGCGTCGATCACAACTTCGGCACGGGCCGTCCGGTGCTGTTCGAGACGATGGTGTTCGGTGGCCGGTGGGACGACTGGCAGTGGCGCTACGAGACGATCGAGCACGCGAGGACCGGGCATGACCGCGTGGTGGCGGACCTACGGGCGGGTACGAAGCCCGATTCCGCCGGGTAGGCCAGCGTGGGACGGAAGGGCTCCGCGCCCCGGCTCGTGTGCTGCGGGGACTGCGACCAGGAACGCCCGGTCTGCGCCCGCGAGCTGTGCGCGAGGTGCTACCACCGGCGCCAGCGTCGCCAGCAGTGGACCGGACCACCTCCGCAGACCCGTATCTACGGCCTCAACGCTCCGTGCGTGGACTGTGGCGGCGTCAGTGGCAAGCGCATCCGTGGCCGGTGCAACGGCTGCTACCAGAAGGGCATCGCGCGCGGGACGTTCCCCGATCTCGTCGCCCGCGACCCCTGCTCGGAGTGCGGCCGCCAGAAGCCCTATCTGCACTCTGGCGGGGTCTGCGACGGCTGTTACCGGGCTCTGAGACGGCTACGGGGCCGGGTGCTGGTGGTGTTCGTATGGGGAGCGGGCTGGAGTGTGCGGGGCCGCGTTTGAGTACGTGAGGCGCCGGATGTCTGGCGGGCTCGTTGACACGGAAGGATGCTGGAAATGACAACCGACGAAGCCCTCCTGTCCAAGCTGCTATTCGAGGCCCGCGAGGCTGTGGAGATGTACGCCGACATCGTGGCGGCGGAGGTGAAGGAATCCGAGTATCTGCGCCGACTCGTGCGCGAAATCGACGCATATCGCACAGAGCGCGGCTGGAGCCCCTCCGGATTCGGTGGCGAGGGCTGATGTGCGCGGCGCCGCGTTTGAGCACGTGAACGGGGTTCGCGACTAGCCTTGTCGTGTGGGACGCACAGCGGCGCCGGGGGGCCGTCCCGTCAACGGCCCCAACGTGGCGGCCTATGACGCGGCGGTGTTCGCCGCCTACGGTCGGGTCTGCCACCTGTGCGGGCGTTCCGGGGCGGACACGGCGGACCATCTGGTGCCGACGAGTGTGGATCCGGCGGGGCGCTGGGATGTGACCAACGGCCGGCCGGCGCACCGCTCGTGCAACTCCGCGCGGGGGGATGCCCCGGTGCGGACGGCCTACCGGGCGCCGTCGTGGTGAGCCTGCGCAAGGCCCTGGAATCGGGCCGCAGAGAGGCCCTGGAGGCCCTCGCCGCGGACGTGGCCGACGAGATCGACAAGACGGCGAACCCGCGGGACCTGGTGGCGTTGCGTCGGGTGTTTCTCGCGACCGTGGCGGCGTTGGAGGCGATGGACGCGGCCGCCCTACGCCTGACACGGGATCGGATCGCTGCGGCCGGCGGGGCCTCTGTGGAATCCGCCGATGGTGGTGTGGACGAGCTGCTGGCGCGTCGGAGGGTCCGTCGTGGCGCCCGCTGAGCTGATGGGCGCCCAGATCGCCACCACCCGGGTGCTACCGAGGGGACGGGCCGATCGGGACGCGGTCGAGTTGGGGGCGCGCACGGGGTTGCCGTCGGACCCGTGGCAGGACGAGATCCTGACCGAGTCCTCGCGGACCGTCCGCGACCGGTGGGCGGCGTTCGAGGTGGTCGCGATCGCCCCCAGGCAGAACGGCAAGAGCTACATCGTGCCCAAAAGGGCGCTGGCGGGGGCTCTGCTGTACGGGGAGCGGCTGATCCTGTACTCGGCGCACGAGTACCGCACCGCGCAGGAGACGTGGCGGCTGATGCGTGACGTGTGCGAGTCGGATCCGATCACCCGCTACGTCAAGCGGATCCGGGTGATGGCCGGCGGTGAGGTTATCGAGTTCACCAACGGGGCCCGGTTCAAGGTGATCGCCCGCACCCGCACTTCCGGTAGGGGCTTCTCCCCGGACTGTCTGATGCTCGACGAGGCGTTCGCCCTCTCCGGTGAGGTGATGTCGGCGCTGCTGCCCTCGGTGTCAGCGCGGCCCAACCCGCAGGTGTGGTACCTGTCGTCGGCCGGCACCTACGAGTCGGAGGTGCTGCTGGGGCTGCGCCAGCGCGGACACCGCCGGGCACCCAATCTGGCCTACTGGGAGTGGCACGCGCAGGCCACCGACGATCACCGCGACCCCCGGGTGCACGCCGCGGCCAATCCGGCCTATGGGCGGCGGCTGTTCGCGCACACCATCGCCCGGGAGCTGGAGTCGATGAGCAAGCGGTCGTTCCTGCGCGAGCGGCTGGGGGTGTGGTCGGAGACGACGGTGGAGACGGTGCTGGATGAGGAGGCCGTCACCGCGCTCACCGTGGACGTCCCCAGCCCACCGACGGATGGAAGGCCGGTGGGCTGGGGCGTGGACGCTGCCTGGGACCGCACCGGCGGCGCGATCGGTGCCTGCTTCGCCGGTGCCGACGGCCGCCCGGTCCTGGTGCTCATCGACGCCCGGCCGGGTGCGGGCTGGCTGCCCGACCGGCTGGGTGAGCTGGCCGGCCGCTACGAACTCGGCGAGGTGGGGTTCGACGCCCGTGGCGGCATCACCGACCTGATGGACCGGGCATCCCGCGACCATGAGGTGGAGCTGGCCCCGATGCGCCACGGCGACTACCCGGCCGCGTGCGCCAACCTGGCCCAGCGGGTCGCCGACGGGACCGTGCGGTTCGCCCGCTCGCCGCTGCTGATCTCCGACGCGGTCAACGGGATCGCCGCCCAGGTGAGCAACGGGTGGGTGTGGTCCCGCAAGACGGCCACCCCACCCACCAACCTCGTGGCGGTGACCGCCGCACTGTGGCAATGGGAGCACCACAACGGCGGGGCGGCCGTGGCCGTCTACTGAACGGGGGAGACATGTGGTTCCGCAGGCAGCGCACCGAAGGCCCGACGATCCCACCCAACCGCCTGCCGCCCTCGATCGCCCTCGACGACGACGGCCCCGGATCCGGCCGGAGCGGCCCGGGCGGTGGGCGGTGGTGGGGCGGGGGCCCCAGGTGGTTCGTCGGATGGCGCGGTGGCACCACACGCACCGAACTGGGCGTGTCTGGCGACTTCGTACAGGGCGGTGACGGCACCCGCCTCGACAGCGACCCGGGGTTCCCGACCGCCTCCCGGTGGCCCGGCTACCCCGACCCCTGGGTACCGCCCTACTACGACACCGGTGGGCCGTTCACCGGCGGCCGCGGCTACCCCGGTACGCCGACGAGCTACCCGCCGGGTGGGGACTTCATGGGCGGGAGCGCCCTGACCGGTCGCATCTCCACGGTGTTCGCGTGCACCGACCTGATCTCGCGGCTGCTCGCGACGATGGGCCTGCGGGTGATGGAGAACGGTCAGCCTGTACCCGTCCCGCCACCGTGGATCGACAACCCTGAACCGGAGATCTACACCTCGATCGTCGAACCGGTCCAGGCACTGGTCAACAGCATGCTGCACCGGGGCGAGGCGTTCATCGCCCCGACCGCCCGCTACCCAGACGACGATATGGTCGCCCGCTGGGTGGTGCTCAACCCCGACCACGTCGAGGTCGAACCGGGCGTCGGCGGGATGCCCCTGTACTCCATCGGCGGCCGCGACGTCCCGCGCGAGGACATCCTGCACATCCGCTACCAGACGTGGCCCGGTCAGGTCCACGGCATCGGCCCGCTGGAGGCGTGCGCCCGCAACCTCGTCTCCGCCGACGCGCTGCAGGCGTGGGGCACCGCCCTGTCCACCTCCAACGGCATCCCCACCGCCGTACTGCAGTCCGAGGTGAAGTTGACCAAGGAACAGGCCCAGGCCATCAAACAGTCCTGGGCGGAATCGGCGATGTCCCGCGGTGTCATCCCCGCGGTGCTCACCGGCGGCCTGACCTACACCCCGCTGAACCTCAAACCCTCCGACGTGGGGTTGCTCGACCTGCGCATGTTCGACGAGCAACGCATCGCCGCCTGTTTCGGCACCCCGCTGTGGCTGGTCGGACTGCCGGTCAACGACGGCCTGACCTACTCCACCGTCGAGGGCACGTTCGAGTACTTCTGGCGCGTCACCCTGAGGTCCATCGCCTACAACGTCGCGTCGGCGTTCTCCGGCTGGGCGCTGCCCCGCAGGCAGTACCTGCGGTTCGCCTCCGAGCAGATCACCGAACCGGCGCTCGCCGACCGCGCCAATATCTACTCCACCCTGATCGCCGCCGGGGTCCTCACCCCGGAGGACGTGCGGGCGATGGAACCGTTGCTGCGGGTCTACCGCAACGAAGGAGTGTGACCCATGGAACCGCTGCGCGTGTATACCCGCACCTTCGACACCACGTTCGATGTGGAAGGCGACGGCCGGACCTTGCTCGGCCGCATCGTGCCCTACGGCGAGACCATCAGCTTCGTGGATCCCTACGACGGGAAGGTCAAAAAGGAGAGATTCGTGCCCGGGGCGCTGGCCAAACAGTCCTCACCCGGCGCCTGGGGGCGGGTCGGTCTGTCGTTCGAACACGACAACGGGTTGAGCAACCACATCGGCTACGGGCACAGCCTGGAGGAACGCGACGACGGCGCGTACGCGTCGTTCCGGCTGTATGAGACTGACGCACCGAAGGTCCGCGAGATGCTGGAGCACTCCCACAAGGGAATGTCGCTGGAGTTCAACCCCCGCTCCAAGGACCGCTCCGGCTCCGACGGGGTGATCGTGCGGGACAACGTGCGCGTACGCAGGGTGGGCATCACCGACGACCCCGCCTACACCGGCGCGAAGGTGCTCGCCGTGCGGGAACGCGACGACTTCGACGACGAGGACGAGGTGGTGGCGACCCCCAACCTCGACGCGCTGCGGGCCCACCTGTCGCTACTGCGGGCCCGGCGGGCGCTGTGAGGGCCGGCACGCTGGATGTCCTCATCCAGACCGGTGCGCTGTGGACCCGCGACGTGCAGGTCCTCACCCCCGACACCCCCATCGAGGCCCAGGCCGTCACCGCCGGCCAGCGGGTGTTCGTGGACGGGGTACCGCTGCACGTGTACTCGGCGGTCACCACCGGGGGTCTGACCACACTGACGTTCGGGCAGGGCCTGTACGCCGACCTGTCGATGAAGATGACCGCCACCGCCCGGGTGCAACCCGCGGTCCCGGCGCCGATCCTGGAGGCCGACGCCGCGTTCCACCAGGACATCGACGCGGCCGCCGGCGCGGTCATCATCGACACCATCATCTCGCCGGACACCTACACCGTCACGCTGACCATCGATGCGGCCACCTCGGCCGGCTACGGCCCCTACGAGGGCGCCCACTCCTGGGACTGCTACCTGCGCACCGCCGCGTGGGACTGGCAACGGGTCCTGGAGGGCACCCTGTCCGTGGTCAGGGGGGACGCGCGGTGAGCGCCGCCGACGAACGCCTCAAGGTCCTCATCGAGGACGTCGTGTATGTGGGTGTGCGCGACGAGTCCACGATCCTGGTCGCCCTGCCCGCCGGTGCCATGGGCCCGGCCGGACCGTCCGGCGAGGATCCACGGGTGCCGCCGTTCGGGCCCGCCGACGCCGGCCGGGTCCTCACCGTCGCCGCCGATGGCCTGTCCCTGCAGTGGCTCGACCCCGTCATCGCAGGTCACGGCCCCGTCTTCCCCTAGTAGCATCGTCAGACGTAAGAGAAGACGCGGTCCGAACACCGCGAGGCGGTCACCACCCGTTCTGAGGGCCACCACCGCCCGCCACCTCCGTAGGCGTCGCACGACAGACGCACGGAGAGGCACGACCGCCATGAACGTCATGCTCGCCAAACTCCACGAGGAGCTGAAGGGCAAGGAGAAGTTCCTCCAGGAGCTCGAGACCACCGCCGTCGAGGAGAAGCGGGACCTGTCCCCGCAGGAGATGGAGCTGGCCACCCGCACCAAGGACCGCATCGACGCCATCGAGGGCCAGGTCAAGGTGCTGATGCGTGAGTCCAGCCTCGACGACGAGGCCCAGCAACGTCTCGCCCAGCTGGCCGGCGCGACCGTCGGCGGCCCCGACAACACCCCGGTCCAGTACCGCAGCGCCGGGGAGTACCTGCACGACTACATCGGCACGATCATCGGCGAGGGCGAGCGGCGCAACAAGGCCACCGAACGGCTGCGCCGCTACCACCGCGCCGCCTCGCACATCGTCACCGACAACTTCACCGGCACGTTCCCGGAGACCATCACCGGCCCGCTCATCAACCTGATCAACACCAGCCGGCCGCTGGTCACCGCCGTCGGCGTCACACCGATCCCCGGCGGTCCCACGTTCCGCCGCCCGCGCCTGAACGACCCCAACGTCGCCACCGGTGTGGCCCCGCAGGTCGCGCAGAAGGACGAGCTGGTGTCCCAGCCGTTCACCCTTACCAGCGAGGACGTGTCGCTGACCACGCTGGGCGGCTACGTCAACGTCGCGCGGCAGGTCCTCGACTGGAACGTCGCGTCGATGGACACCATCGTCAACCAGCTCGCCGGCCGCTACTCCTACGCCACCGAGCGGGCTGCCGTCACCGAGATGGCACTGTCCACGTCCAAGGTGACCCTGGCCGACACGGCCACCTCCGACCTGGTCATCGCCGCGATCTACGAGGCGGCCGGCAAGGTCTTCACCGAGACCGGGGCGCTGCCCACGACCCTGGCCGCCGGCCCGCTGGGCTGGGCTCGGCTGGGCTCGCTCATGACCGCGAGTGGCGTGCCGCTGTTCCCGTTCCTCAACCCGGTCAACGCGCAGGGCAGCATGGGCGGGCCCACCTCGTTCACCGGCAACCCGGTCGGGCTCAACCTCGTCGTCACGCCCGGGATCGTGGACAAGACGTTCTGGGTCCTCAACCAGTTGGGCCTGGAGCTGTACGAGCAGGTCGTCGGGCAGCTGTCCGTCGTCGAACCGTCGGTGCTCGGCATCCAGGTCGCCTACGCCGGCTACTTCGGCGAGTACCGGCCGGCCCCCAACGGCGCCGTCCACGTCGCCCCGTAGCCATGGCGGTGCGGGCCGACCTCGACGCGCTGCGGGCGCTGATCGGGTCCACGACGACCACCGACGACCGGGTGCTGTCCTCATGTCTGGAGGCAGCCGGGGCGTGGGTGTACGACCGGGTCCTGGCCACCGACGTGCGCCACGCCGACGTCGCCCAGGCCGTGCTCCTGCTCGCCGCCCGGCTCTACAAACGACGCCAGTCCCCGGAGGGCGTCACCGGCTGGGACGACATGGGCGCGGTCCGGGTGGTGGCCCGCGACCCCGACATCGAACGGCTCATCGAACAGCACATCGACGCGTACAAGGTGTGGGGCATCGCATGATCCGGCAGGTGCGGGACAAGCTGGCCGCCGAACTGGCGTTAGCCGACCCGCCCTGGCCGGTCTACGCCTACAAACCCGACAACGTCAACGAGGTCCCGGCCATCGTCATCGACCGGCCGGCCATCGATATCAACGTGCAGCACCACACGTTCACCCTGGCGGTCGTGGTGATCGGCCGACGCAACGGCACCGAGGACGCCCAGGTCGAACTCGACGAGACGACGTCTTGGGTGGCCCGCACGGTGGCCGGTCCGGAGTTCGCGGTGATCCGCATCGAACCGGCCACCGCCACCGTCGCCGAGCTGACCTACCCCGCTTACCAGATCACCGTGACGTGCGGCGTCACGTACTGCTAGGAGACCCGCATGACCCAACCAGCTATCGACGTGAAGCCGCTGTTCGTCCGGTGGATCAAACTGACCATCACCGACTCGGCCGGCATCGAGCACACCTTCGAATGCGCCGTCACCCAGGCCGGCCTCACCTCGACCGGCGGCGAGGCGGTATCGCTGAACACCCTGTGCCCGGAAGGGCAGTTCTCCGAGGCCACCGAACGGGTCTGGCAACTCGCCATCACCGGCGTGCAGGACGTGGAGACCGCCGAGTCGCTACAGATGTTCCTGCTGGAGCACGACGGCGAGAGCGCCGAATTCGTGTTCTACCCGAAGACCGACAAGGGTGGTAACCCGATGGGCCGGGGATTCACCGGCGACGTGACGCTGGCCCCGCCCGACAACGTCGGCAACGCCGCGTCGGGCACCTACGCCACGTTCACCGCGACCCTTCCGTTGCAGGGCAAGTATCAGATGATCGATGAGGCTGGCAACCCGATCCCGGTCAAGGGTCGTGCCGCGCCCGGCGACATCTTCCCCACCGAACCGACGATCACCGCCTCCGATGCCCCCAACGCGGCGAAGCTGGGCCCGCTGGGCTACGTCGCCGACCCGCAGACCGCGTGGGCGACCGGCGAGAAGATGACCGTCAACGCGTTCGACTTCAACTGGTCGGGCACCGCCTGGGCCGCCGGTGCGCACGCGCTGGCCGCCGCGGGCGCGTCGTCGAAGTCGGCTAGCTAGACCGGGTGGGCCGGGTGCGGGGGGTCGGCCTTGCCCGCACCCGCCCACCCCACGGAGAGGGGGCAGCTGATGCGGTGGACGTTCACCGTCAGCATGGACAACGGGACTAGCTACGACATCGACGCCGACGCCCGAGACATCCGCGCGTGGGAGGCCGAGCACGACGCGTCGTGGTTCGCCACCCGACTGTCGTTCACGACCATCGCCCAGCTCGCCCACATCGCCGGCCGACGTACCGGGGTGCTCAACGGCGCGTACCCCGACTACCCGGCCTTCGACGCGGCCTGTGTGGACGCCCGGTTCCGCAAGGACGAGCCGCTGGTCGCGGACCCTACCCCGCCGGATCCTGGGGGCGGCTCATCTGCGCCCTCGCGGTCCGGCTTCGCTGCCTCCCGTCCCAGGTCGAACAGGAGGACCCGCACGTGATCGCCACCTTGATGGACCTGTTCGCCCCCGCCCCGGCGTCCGACGAGACGGTGCTGTGGCCCGAGGAGGCGATGGCGTGAGCGGCAACGTGCAGGTGCTTGGCCTCGACGACCTGCGTCAGCGGATGTTTCACTGGCCGGCCGAACTCGACCGGGCGGTGCGCGACCGGGTCACCGTCGAGGTCCAGCCGTTGGTCGGGGCGATGCGTAGCCTGGCCGGTGCGGTCGGCGGGTCCGCCCCCCTCGCCGCCCGGTCGGTGCGCGTGCAGTCCACCAGCGCCGGTATGGCTGTCGTCGCCACCGCCACCGCCGTGCTGTACGGCGCCGAGTTCGGATCCGATCGCAAACGCCGCCGCTCCTACGTCAACCGGTCCCGTAAGGGCACCGCCTATGTCGTGACCCGTCGCACCACCAAGCAGTTCAAGCCACACCTCGGCCGACGCGGTTACTGGTTCTGGCCCACCGTGCGCTCCGACCTGAAGGGCATCAACGCCCGCGTCGGTAAGGCCATCAACGAGGTGGTGTCCGGTGGCTAGGGGTGAGGACCTCGTCCTCAAAATCACCGCCGACACCGCCGACGTGGCCCGTGGTCTCGCCCCCATGACCAAGGCGTTGGGCACACTGGAGACCGAAGCTGAACAGGCGTCGGATGCACTGGCGCACCTCGACGGCACCGAGGTGGAGATCAGCGTTCAGGAGCAGGCGTTACGCCGGGCCCGCGACCGCATCGACGACCTGCGCAACACGATCGCCCGCGACGTCGTCCTCGGCGTGGACACCCGCGCCACCGAACAGGAACTGTCCCGGCTGCAAGCCACCGTCCGCCGGCTCACCAACCCCACCACCCCACACAGGGTCGAGGTCGAGGTCGAAGTCGAGGCCGACGAGGCGGCCATGGAAGGGGAGATATCGGGGTTGGAGGCGTTGCGGTCCGGTGCGGCCGAGACGAGCCTCGCGTTCGGTGAACTCGACGGCAGCATGCAAGGGTTCGCACAGCTCGGCCTGGCCGCCGTACCCATGATGGCCGACTTCAACGAGACCCTTGTGGCCGCCCGCATTCAGGCCGAGGCGGCTGGCCGGTCGGTAGGACGCATGGGCAGAGCCGTGCAGAGCCTCACCGGGTTCGTCGCCGGGCCGTGGGGCATCGCGCTGATGGCCGGCGTCGCCCTGCTGTCCGTATGGGCCGACAGCCAGGACGACGCCGCCGACGCCGCCGAGGACTTCACCGACCAGCTCAACTACCAGACCGGCGCGCTGGACGAGAACAATCGCCGCCTCATCGCCGCCGAGCTGCAGAAGAAGGGCCTGCTCGAAGACGCCACCAAGTTCGGCGTGTCCACCCGCGACCTCGTGTCCGCCCTGCTCGGCGAAACCGGCGCATGGGACAAAGTCAACGCCCAGATCAAGACGTTCCGCGAGCAGACCGGCGGCGGCCGCGAGTTCGCCGAGTTCACCGACCGCATCGACCTCATGGGCCAGGGCATCGACGCCACCGGCCGGAGCGCCGCCGAGCTGGAACGCGCGGTCGGCGACATGGGCGAGGCCGCCGCCGACGCCGGGACCGAACTGGACAACCTCGTCAGGTCGCTGGACATCCTCAACGGACGGTTCGTTACCACCGAGCAGGCCCAGTCCGACTATGAGGAGGGCGTCGATGACCTCGCCGCCAGGCTGGCCGATCTGAAGGAGGCTGGCGACAAGAGCGCGTACACCCTGGACAAGGGCACCGAGGCCGGACGCGAGAACTCCGAGATGGTCCGCGAACAGGCCGACAACATCGCCAACCTCGCTGAGGCCCGACTGGCCGACGCGGAGGCGTCCGGCGGCTCGACCGACCAGATCGTCGCCGACTACGCCGCACAGCGCGAGAGCCTCATCGTCACCGCCGACAAGTTGGGCATGACCCGCGGCGAGGCGGAAAAGTACGTCGATCAGCTCCTCGCCACCCCTAAGGAACTCCAGTCCGAGGTCTCGTTGACCGGCACCGATGAGGCCCGCGACGAACTCACCGCGTTGACCCGCAAACGCACCGTGGAGATCGAAGCCCAGGTCAGCATCAACATCGACGCTGCCGTCGCCCAGCTGCGCCGCGGCATCGGCAACGCCACCCTGCGCTACGAGGCCGGGGTGCCCGGCAACTACGCCTACACACCACCCGCCGCCCCGGCGCCCACCGTGTTCCTGCAACCCCGGCTGTTCCTCGACTCCCGGCCGCTACGCGGGGCGCTGCGCGGCGACATCAACGACCAGGTCTCCGCGACCGTCGCCGCCACCCAACGTCGCGGAAGGCTGGGCTGATGGCCGTCGCCGTCGCCGTCACCGCGGCCACCAGCGCCGCCGGGCCCAACGTCGTCACCGTCACCGGACTCACGCCCGGCCAGATCGTCACGTTCGTACGCAGCACCCCGACCGGCAGCGAACGCATCGCCGGCCAGTTCACCGCCGACGCTGGTGGCATCGTCGCCCAACCCGACTACCTGTACCCGTTCGACGAACCGACCGTCTACCACGTCTACGACGCCGCCGGTATCACGCTGCTCGCCTCGTCCGCCCCGGTGCCCGCCGTACCGTCCGGTGGCACCCCGTGGATCCGCGACGTCATCTTCCCGTCGCTGCGCTACGCCCCGGTCACCATCGTGGACGTCACCGGCCGCAACCGGGCCGGCCGGATCAACCCCTACCACGTCGTCGCGCAGACCTACGCCATCACCACCGGCGACGTCCGCTCCGGCTCCACCGGCCAGCTCATCCTCGCCTGCCGCAGCCACGCCGAGCGCGACACCGTGCTGTACGCCATGTCCACCGGCAACCCCTGCTCGCTACGGATCCCCGCCCCCTGCCAGGTCGTCATCGATGAGATGACCTTCGCCCCGCTCGACATCGACGAGGCCCGGCTCGGCACAGCCGGCGCGTGTGTCCTCACCGTCGATTTCATCGAAGTCGACCCGTCCGAGGTGGCCACGTTCACTCCGATCAGTTACGCCGTGCAGACCCAGAACGCCGCCGCCGCCGGCATGAAGTACGGGTCGCTGCTGCCCGCCCCGTCCGGCCTGTCGCTGGCGTTCCTCGGCAAGACGTACCGCGACATGTACCTGTCGCCGACCGGGATCGCGCCATGAGAACCCCGCTCAACCCGCCACCCGGGCGCGGTGACCGGATCACCTCGGCCGCCGTCGCGCTCACCATTGACGTGTTCCGCGCCCAACCCGGTACCCCCGGCCCCGACGGCACCACCCCAGTCGGCCAGCTGCCCGTCATCACCGCCACCCTCACCGACGACGCCGCCAAGGCCGTGCAACGCACCTTCACCTCCGCCCTCGCCCGCCCCGCCCCCACCTGGCTCGGCACCGGCATGTGGCTACGCCCCACCATCGGCGTCCAGCAGATCCAACCCGTGATCTACCGCCTGCCCACCGTCATCGTCGTGGCCATCGACACCGCGCCGTCCGCGTCCGGCTATGGCACCGTCACCGCCGCCGACCCCGCCGAGGTCCTCAACGGCCGCCCCTACGAGACCGACACCGCTCTGTCCGGCACCCTGCGCAGCCTCGTCTCCGACGCGTGCACCATCGCCCTGGCCCGGCCCACCGACGTGTCCGCCGTACCCGCCATCGCCGTGCCCGCCGAGATGGTCGCCGAGTTCGGCACCGGCCGGTGGGACACCTGCATCAAGGTCGCCGACGCCCTCGGTGTCGTGCTGCGATTCACCGACGCAGGCGACGTGATCGGGCGGCTGCGCTCCGGACCGTTCCCGCCACCGATCGCCGTGGTCGAACTCGTCGAGGGTGCCGGCCGCTCCTACGCCGCCCGCACCCCCACCGCCGCGAAGGTCCTCGTCGAACGCGGCGATGACATCGGCCTGGTCGGCACCGCCACCGCCGCACAGGTCACCGGCACCGCACCACCGGGCTGGTACCTGCCCTACGTCGTCACCGATCACGTCCAGTCCGCCGTCGGCACCACCCAGGCCCAGGCCGACACGCTCGCCCTGGACCTACTGCGCGCCCGCCTTGCCGACATCGACACGTTCTCCTCCGCGCCAGTGCTGCCCGCCCCGTGGCTGGAGGCCGGCGCCGACGTCGTCACCTACCGCGGCGCGTCCTACGGGGTACGGGCCATGACGCTGGACCTGCCGTCGCTGGCCACCACGTTGACCCTGCGGAGGATCCCGTGACCACCCCACTCGCGCCGATCGGCCGACCACAGGACGCCTACCCATACGACCGCAACGCCCGCGCCGCCATCCGGCGCATCGGCATCATCACCGCCGTATCCGGCGACGGCAAACGGCTCACTGTCACGGTTGCGGGCGGCGGCTCGATCCCCAACGTCATGCTCACCACCAACGTCACCGCCACCATCGGCGCCCGGGTCGCCATCGTCTACGACCGCGACACGGCACTGGCCATCGGACTCATGAAGTAGGGGGAGCACGCCATGGGAACGACACCGAACTACATGTGGCCCTACCCGGAGCCCGGCGCCGATGTGGACGTTGCCCGCGACATCAAGGCGCTGGCCCTCGCTATCGATCCGACCGTCAAGACTGTGGCCACCCCGCCGTGGGCCATGTTCCGCAACACCGCCGGCGCGGCGTTGGCAACCGGAGTACTGGGCTACGCATCGTGGGCATTGATAGCCCAGTCCGGTGCGCCGTTTCAGGTGCGCACGGCCAGCACGAACTATCTGGACTGTCTCGTCGCAGGCACGTATCAGTATTTCGGCACTATGGGCTGGACGTTCGCGGCGAGTCGCACGACCGGAACCGTGTCCTCCTACGTCCATTCGCCAGACGGCACAATTCTCGTGGCGCACGATCTTCCCCAGGGCGGGGCGATAAACGGGGGAAATGTGTTGCACGGCATCAAAACGTTCGCGGTCGGAAACGAGTTCGTGATCAAAATGCAGAACAACAGCGGCGGCAACGCCACACCGTCGGTCAACAGCTACGCCGCGTACATCTGCCTCATACGTATCGGCCCATAGAGGGGGAGCCATCATGCCCAAGCTCGACAACCCGGCCCGCACCGCACCGCGGCCACCCGACCCGGATCCGCTACCACCACCGGGCCGCCACGACGGCGACGAGACCAAGCGCACACCCCGCGGCTCCGAAGCACCACGCGCCGACAACACCCCACTGACCTACTCACCCGACCCGACCCACCTCGCCGCCGGAGCCGGCACCGCCGCCGCCCAGGCCGCCCAACCCCGCATGGTCGCCGACACCGTCAACGGCGGCTGGGACCCCCTCGCCACCGGAGCCACCGCCGGCATCCCGGGCGCCTACACACCGGCCGGCGCACGCAAGCCCGCGAACCGGGCCGGCCTGACCGGCATCATCGCCTCACCGCAGACGACATGGACCGTCGGGCAGTACGTCACCACCGCCGACGCGGCCGAATCGCACTGGTCCTCGGTGACGCACTGGACGCCCGGACGGGCACCGGTCTAGGAGACGAAGGAGCGGCGACGCACCCAACCACCCCCCGGTAGAAGGTCCCCTCGCGCCGCCGCTAACTACCCCTCGCGCAACTCCGTCCCGGACAGGCGAGCCCCGGACTTCCGTATGCGGGTCAACCTTATCCGGCGATCCCCTCTCGTGAGGGTTCCGGCTCGACGTAGGACTCGGCTCGATCGGTGGTCAGTCCCGCGCTATCAAAGCCGACGCCAATCGACCGGGCCGGCAGCGTTGTCTGCCGGTAGAGCCGCATCGCGGTCTCGGCGACCTCGGCCAGCGGAGCGTCTGCGTCACACTCCACGGAGTGCGCCGCCACGGTGACGATGACCTTTGTCATTATCCGGCGATCCCCTCTCGCGGCCCGGTTCTACCACCGTCTCGGCTCGCTCGCGCGCCAATCGAGCTCGGATCCCGTCCAGCACTCGTGCGCACACAGCGGCCTGCGCATCGGTCAGCACTCGCACAACCCGAGTCGAGCCATCAGGCATCGTCACAGTTTCCGTCTGTCCCTGCATCCTTACCTAACGACGCCGATCGGGCCGTTGGTACCGTCGCGCCGTTGGTATGCGGCTGCGATCGATCAGTTCGAGGACCTCGTGCTCTTTGACGCGCAGGCACCGTGGGCGTATTTGGTAGCCGGCCAGCTCGCCGGCAGAGACCATGCGACGCACGGTGCGGGTGGATGTGCCCAGCATCGAGGCCGCGTCGTGCAGGTCGATCAGGCGTGGGCGTTCGGGCGGTGGGACGTGATGGCGTTTTGTCATGACGGACTCAATCACGCTGCGTCTGTAGTGGTCGAGTCCGGAATGACTACGGATCTTGGACAAAAATCGCTACGGCGTAGTGATTCGCGCGGCCCCATCAGGCCATATCGACCGTAGCAATCGCGCGATGGATTGCTACTGAAAATTGCTACGGCGTAGCAATCGGTTCCGTCGCAGGCTCGCCAAAGCGAGCAAAACGGTCACAACGCTCGCGTTCCCAATGGGACCGATATACTTCGTGACCTGCTGTTGTGACGTGTTAAGGTCTCTGAACGGTCATGGTTGATTGTGTATGCGAACTAGGCACATGAGACGCGTTTGCGCTGCATGATGACGGTGACCGGTCAAGGTCCGTAGTCACCGGTAGCAAACGTGGAACATGGAAGGACGGTCGCAATGGCCGACGACAAGGGCGTGTACCAGCGCAAGGACACTGGCAAGTGGGTAGGCCGGCTGCCCCCGAGCGTGCACAAGCAACTGGGCGGTAGGGGCAGCGAGCAGTTCGATACCAAGCCCGAGGCCGTGGAATGGCGCAGGGTTCAGATGGCCAGGGCCACCCTGGGGCAGGGCCGGCAGACCACAGGCATCCTCCAGGATTACGTAGCCGTCTTCCATGAGGCGCACCCCAGCAGCCCCACCACCTACGACGGACGCGCCTACATCATCAACAGGTTCATCAAGGACAAGCCGTTCGGGCTCATGGACATCAGCAACATCCTGCCGATGCACCTCGATCAGCTGCTCTACTCGACACCCGAGAACAACACCCGGACCAAAGTTGCCGATCTGCTCACCGTGTTTTTCCGGTGGGCCTACGACAACGAGATGGTGCGCTCCAACCCCTACCCGAAATGCCAGGGCGACGCGATGCGGCGCAAAGTCCAACGGCTCACCGCCGAGAACCGCAAAGAAAGCGTTGATGAGACCTGGAGCTTCGACGAGCTGTGCCTGTTCATCAGCAGCGAACGCAACCCGCTCATCCGTGACTTCTGGATCGCCTGTGCATGCCTGGCCGTGCGTCGCGGTGAGGGCATCGGACTGACCTGGCCCAACATCCACTTCAACCGGACCTACGCAAAGCTGGTGGACAACGTCTCCGAGACCAACGTCAGGGTCGTCAACACCGGCAGTCCCAAAAGCGGGATCAGTCGCAAGGCTTACTTCGGCCCGTATCTCGCCCAGGTGCTGGCGGACCGTAGGGCCGACCAGGACGCCTATCAGGCCGCGTGCGGGGTCTGGCGCGGCGACTGGGTGTTCGACCGGCGCCGCACCCGGGCGCCGGAGCCTTTCACTCCTGGCGCACACCTCAAGCCCAACACGATGACCCGGCACTTCAACCGAACCAGCCAGAAGCTCGGGCTGCCGTTTCTGTCCGGCCCGCACGGGTTGCGGCGCACCTTCGCCACACTGGCCCGCAAGAAAGGGTTCGGGGAGAGCGTCATCGCGGTCGGACTCGGTCACGCGCTGTCGCTCACCATGAAGTACGCCAAGCCTGATGAGGTGGAGCTGCGGGAACTCGCGATGTGGATGGATGCACAGCTGGAGGCGGGGCTGAGCTGAGACCGTTTCAAATCGAAGACGCGCCCCGATCGCTTGGTATTAACTGTGACCGTTCAGGTGCCGAGCGACGGGGGTGCTCATCTCATGTTGACTGCGAAGGAAGTCGCTGAATTGTTGCGGGTATCGAGGATGAGCGTGAACCGTCTCGTCGCTACGGGGGCGCTCACCGCCGTGCGGGTGGGCCACCAGTACCGATTCGAACAGGTCGAGATCGACCGGTACCTGGGCGACAACCGCACCACCCGCCGCGCCTCCTGACCCGTTCCATCACGCCCCCACGGCCCGCCCTACACGGCGCCGTGGGGGCACTTCCATGCCCGCCCCCGTACCCGCACGGGTCCACCTGTCGTTGACCCCGGTGGGCCACCAGTGCCGGCCGGCCATGAGTCTTTGCCGATGCCCCGACGGGTGCACCACCGTCGATAGCTGGCGGCCGATTCCACTGTGACCGGTCGCCGGGCCGTTGCCGCATCCGCGTGTCCCGGCGTTCGCGTGTACTGCTCACGTTTCCCGGAGATCACCCCACCGGCCACAGGTACCCCAGCAACCCCACCAGCCACTCTGGTGTTGTTTGACCGATTTGCGAGTCCGACGTAGATCTGTCCCCGTTCAGCCCGCACCACCAGGCAGATCGGGGGACACCCGCCATGGGCACATCCATTCCACTCGACGACTACGCACAGCAGGCGTACGCCGCCTACACCACCGCCATCAACGACATCCGCGACGCCGAGACCCGCCGCGACAAAGCCCGCGACACCCTCGTCGCGTTCCTCGACCTGGCCGAGGCCGAGGGCGCCGACCTCGACGGCATCCCGGTGCTCGCGTTGGCCCGGTTCGACCAGCCACGTTTCGACGTCACCGCGTTCAAGGACGCCGAACCGTTCACCTACCGCAAGTACGTCACCGTCCGGCCGGTCACCCAGCTGCGTCAGGTGCGGGGTGAGCGATGAACAGCCACCCGTACACCAACGCCGTGCCCTGTCTGGCCTGCAGCCGGCCCGTACGCCGCTCGCACATCGTCACCGAGGTCACGGTGTACCTCGACGCGATCCCGCACGCCCACGGCTCGTACTACTACGACGACGAGGGCTTCGGGCTGATCCTCGAGGACGCCGACGGATACGTGCGTGGTCCTAAGTTCCGCCGGCACCGCTGCGCCCCGGTCCGCCAACCCGCCGTGCAGGTCGCGACGTGACCACGCTGCACGACCCGGCCCCCGCACAGACGCGACCCGAACCCGACGTCGAGGCGTACGCCCTGGAGGCCGTGCTCCGGTCGCTGGTTCACATCGGCGCGCACACCTCCCCCCGCAGCCAACAGAAGACGGTCGGCGCGTCCGAGGTGGGGCACCCGTGCCCACGCCGGCTGGCCTACCAGCTCGTCCACACCACACCGGTCAACCTCGGCGACCCGCTGCGGGCCCTGGTCGGCACCGGCACGCATCTGGCGCTGGCCGAACTGATGCACCGCATGGACGCCGGCACCGGCCGGTGGCTGGTCGAGACCCCGGTGGCCTACCGCGGTGTGCCCGGCACCGTGGATCTGTACGACCGGATGACCGGCACCGTCATCGACTGGAAGACCACCTTGCGCACCAAGGTGGCCCGGCTACGGGTGGACGGCCCGCCCGCCCAGTACGTCACCCAACTGCAGATCTACGCCGCCGCGCTGGAGGCGGTCGGGGAGACCCCACGGTGGACGGCGCTGGCCTACCTGCCGATCGACAGCGGCCTGAACGACCTGTGGGTGTGGCGCACCGGCTACCACCGCGACATCGCCGACGCGGCCGTGGACCGACTACAGCACCTCGCACGCGCCGAACTGGAGACCACCGCGGGCCACATCGACCCGGCCACCGTCGAGGCCGTCCCCAACTACCTGTGCGCCTGGTGCCCGTACCACCAGCCAGGCGCCGTCGATCTGTCCATCGCCTGCCCCGGCAACACCGAAAGGACACCGCTGTGACCTATCCGCTCTCCGAACCGGACCCGCCGGCCCAGTTCAAACCAGCCGACAGCCCCGGCGAGGTCATCCTCGTCATCCACGGCGGGCACCACCCGTCCATCGCCACCGAGAGCTACGGCATCAAACCCGGCTCCCGCGGCACCGTCGTGATGCTCACCGGACGGCAGGCCGGCATGGTTATCGACGACGTGGTGCTGTTCGGCCGCCAGTCCTCCCAGTTCAAGGACAAGGCCGGTGGCGACGTGGTCCTGTGCCGCATCGTCAAGGACGGA